AGTCTACATTGTCAAGATTGTGTTTATATGATTGGGGTAGTGGGTTATTAAAGTCTTTTAGCTTCAACAGTAAATCTGCGGTTGATACAAACATACCTTTAAGATTATCATAGTTCCCTACTGCTGTATGATGAAAGTATGTATGCAACATTTTTATTGCCCAACTTGTTTTACCATTACCAGTCCACTTACTACATATATAAAGATTCTTACCTTGCTCTACAAAGTCTACAATATTCTTTCTAATATCTGCTAATCTATAAAATGCTTTTTCGTCTCCGCTATTATCATCTGTGAGATATAATGTTATAGGTCTTTGTTTAGCTTTAGGTAAACCGCTATGTTCCATTTGATACTTCATCTGAAAGAATACTGCACACGTATTACAATCATCATTACAAGTATCTTTATACCAGCACTCAGAATTGCGTTCCATAATTTCTATCTTCCTTTCTACTATGTTCTACATATAAATCTCCACTTTCATTTAATCTATCGTGGGTATTACTTTTCTTCTTTCTGCCACCATATTTTCCTTCTAAAATACTTATAAACTTATCTTCTCTAAGTATGAAATCTATATCAGCTTTCCAGCCTCTTTCATTTATACCTTTTAGAAAATCACTTTGTTCTATCTTCTCAAAACACTCTAAGATATTATCCTTACTAAAAGTATTCAGTATCTTCAAAATTGCTTTTTTGCGTTTATCTGATAATTTTATTACTTTAGGTAAACTAACACATATATTGTGATAATTTTTCAAAAACCACTCTATCTCTTTATTATCTATATCATTTTTATTATTACTAATATCTTTAGATATTAGTATATTATTATTGAGTAAAGATTCTTTACTACGCTGTGGTAAAGATTCTTTACTACGTGAGTAAAGATTCTTTACTACGTCAACATTATGTTCATAACTATTCGTTTTAGTTATATCTTTATGTATATGCTTAATTATATATCCACTGTCTACAAGATTTTTTATTGATTTAATCACAGTCGGTTTAGATATATTAAATGTTTTAGCTATTGTATCAAGATTACTATAACATTTGTTCTGTCCGTCTCTGCTATAACTAAAAATATATGCATATACTAATAAGTCATTTCCTTTTAGATTTAATTCATTACACATCCATCCGTGTATTACTACATAATTATCTGAGTTCATTTTATTCTCCTTATAAAATAAAATAGCTTACACAAAAGAGAAGTGCAGTTCTCAAATGTATAAGCTATTGGTTAGCTTCGTTATGAGGTCTTATTGCTAAGTTCCTGCACTAACTCAGCTAACCTATTTTTAGAAGATACGAATACCCTCCAAACAAGTGCCTTACTCGAACACTAGACAATATTATAATATCATTATGTAACACGTTTGTCAACTATTATTTATTCTTATAGATTTCTACTATATCTTGAATTTGAGTATCTACTTCTGTATTAACAGTATCCCATAAGATTGTACGCTCTTTTTCTATATCAGCATCTTCCAGAATAGTTCTTTCTTCTGTATACTCTATTGTATAATATTCAGTGTTACTTCTAGTCTGTATTCCTATGCTTCTTCTACTACTAGCTTTTATAGTTGTTGTAGTTGCTTTGCTTTCATACTTCTTTGGTCTTGCCATCTTCATATTCTCCTTTATACTTTTTAAATGTGTTATTATAGTTTCCTTTGTTACCTAGTGCTTTCTTCATAAAACATAAAGCTAATCCAGCTTCTTCACTATATGTATCATCTTTACCACATTTAACTACTGTCTTTGTGCCATCTTCCCAATATACAATAGTAGCTGGGTTGTTAAAGATAACTTTCTTAATATTAAAATAAGGTTTTATATAAAACTGATATTCAAAGTCACTATGTATATTTTTCATTATTGCATCTACTACTTTAAAAGAGCCACAAAACTCAGCTCTAAATGGGTCATATGTAGTTGTGTATGAATACTTTGAAGGTATGTCTGCATATAATTCATTATCTACTTCTACAATAGACGTATCAAATAATTTCTTATAATCCATATTACTTATTCTCCTTTACTTTGCTTATTCTAAGAGTAACTACTTCTTTAGATTCTCTGCACTTATCTATTGCTAACAAATCTTCTTTAGGTATCTGCCCACTATAAATTGCTGATTCTAAAGCGTCCATATCTACATAATATTTCTGCTTTATAACCTTTGTATCTTTATAACCTTTATCTATCAACAACTCTAACAACTTATCTTCATTCATAGATTCTCGTACTTGCACAGACTTTGTAGCTTTATAACCGCCAGCTTCATATGTATCATCTGTCATAAGCTCTTTAATCTGCTTATTTTCTTTATCACATATCTTTTTATAATCATCTAGTATAGATTTATTCTCTGCATACTGTGGTATAAGATTATCTAATGATTCTGCTTCTAGTTTAATTCTTGCCATTTTATCCCCTCCTATCAAATAAAAGTGTCCATAGATTATACTTCCAATATTCATATGTCATATCACCAGCACTATTATGTGCTATTATATTGAGATAGCTTAAAATCATCCACAATATAATAGCAATCATAATACCATAAAATGAATAATAGATAATATAGTTTTTCCAATCATACTGTTTAATTCGTTTTCTGAGTTTCATTGTTTCTCTCCTTTTTATACTTTGCATATTTCTGTGTTACTGAACCCATAAATCCGCTTCTACCCCAAACGATATTAGACTTAAATTCTATCAGCTTTGGTATATCTGCTTCGTCCCAATATCTAGTCTGTCTAGGTGCAACTTGAATTGGGTCAGGCAACATTTGTGCATATTCGTTATCAGGATTCTGTCTCTTGAATAGATACCAGTTATTAAGTGTTGGCACACTGATATTTAAGAGAAGTGCTACCTCAATAGCTTTAAACTTTTTATTACTCATTTTCCTTTTACCTCCTTTCGTAAACATTTATCTTAAACATTATACAACGTATTTATAATGTTTGTCAACTTAAAAGAAAATCTAATAGCTGAGACTTATCTGTTTTAATTACACCATCTACAATAGCATTACTTAATTCGCCTTTAGATAATACTATATCGTGTACACGCTCATCTATTGTACCCTTGCACATAATAGTATAAATAGTAAGATTATTCTTCTGTCCAATTCTGTGACATCTATCTACACACTGTTCTTTAAGTGCCATATTCCAAGGCTCATCTAAGAATATCTCAACTGTTCCTGCTGTAAGTGTAAGACCAGTACCCATAGCTCCTGATGTACCTATTATGACTTTGCACTTATTATCATTCTGAAACTTATCAATCATAAGCTGTCTTGTATCAGCATTTATTTCTCCAGTGATAACTGCTGGGTTATACTTATTAAGTCTCTTTGCAATAGGTGTAGTCATTTGAGTCCAGTTAGAGAACACAACTACTTTCTTGCCACTTTCAACTGCTTCTTCAACTAGCTCTTCCATTCTATCAAGCTTTGCTGACTCTTGAATAGTAGTTGATAGAATACCGGTATAGCCAGTAGCTTGTCTCATTCTGATAAGCTCTGCTAAAGGATTATTAGCCATCTTAATTGTATCTATATTCTCTTTGATTTCTGCTGATACTTCTTTATAAATCTTTTCTTGCTTACTTGACATTTCAACATATTCATCAACATAAATTTTTTCCGGCAAGTCTAAAACATCATCTTTTAATCTTCTAAGCATTATGTCATTAAGTCTTTCCTGCAACTCATCTAAATGCTTATAAGATACTATCTGATAGTTATTAAAACCACCCATAACACAATAGTGATTTCTAAACTTATAGAATGAATTGCTTTCATAGCCTAGCCATTTGAGAATGAAATATAAATCAAGTGGTGTATTCATAAGAGGTGTTCCAGTCATAGCTATCATTGTCTGTGCTTTTATCTTGAGCATACCTTTACCTTGCTGTGAGTTAGGGTCTTTACACTTATGACACTCATCAAGTGCAACTAAACCTATCTTATTAGTTTTGCACAGCTTAACAAGTTTCTCAACAATGTCTTGATTTCTCATTGTCTCAACATTTGTAATAATGAAGTAAGGTAGTTCATTTATATCATCAATATCTTCAAGTTTGTCATTTGCACTTCCAATGAATAAATTGCCATTCTTTCTTCTTCTCTGACCTAGTATATGTGGCTTCTCATCTGAATGTGTAAGCACTTCATTATACCAGTTCCACTTCAAACCATTTACACCACAGATGATAAGACAATGCTCATATTTATTAGCCAGCTTCTTTGCAACTGCTATATCAATAACTTGCTTTGTCTTACCTAGTCCCATTTCATCACCGAGCAACCATCTGTCATACTGTAAACCAAAATTGAATCCTTCAATCTGATGCTCATATGGCTCTGTCTTAAATTTGAAATTCTTAGGTATAACTGCTTTAGGTTTCTCAAGTGATACATACTTGCCACTAATATCAAAATCAAAGTCACTGAGATTATCTAATAAATATTGTAGTTTCTTTAATGGCACTTCCCATTCTTTCTCATCACTGTTCCAATATCTTGTAGGTAAGCTTCTGATTGTATCTACTATTTTCTGATTGTATTCAAACGATATAAACATTGAATACTCTTCATTACATCTGTCACTCTTTTCAATTCTTATAGTTATCATAGTTTTCTCCTTTTGAATTTTTCTCACGTCAAATCTGACGTTGAAATCATTATATAACGATATTTCTCATTTGTCAACAACAAAAAAAAAGAAGTGCTAAATTGCACTTCTCAAATTATTTATCATATCTATAATCAATGTTCTTTCTGCTGTTGTCTCAGTGTTATGATATAAGTCTGCTATAAATTCAACAAGCTCTTTACACACATCTTCCATAGCATATATCAACATCTTATCAACTACCTCAAATTGTTGGTATCTCCTCTTTGTATCTACATACCTTATATATGCTGGCAGTATATCTGCTAATTCTATATAACTATTATCGTGTGACACGCTCTCTGACGTGTCTAGCAAGCTTATATTTCGATTTTTATTTAAAGCTCGACAAATATATAGACTAGCAAGTGTATTGCAATTCTCGAAGCTCGTAGGCTCTTGTTCTAATTCTTGTATAGTTTCTTCTATTAAATCTAAATCTAACATAACACCCTCCTAAAAATTGGAGAGGGCTTTTACACCCTCCCCTATAAAGAGAGAAGATTAGCGTTTAATCTTCATCATGGCTTGGTTAATAGCTTCTCTTACTTTAGGACTTTCAGTAGTCTCAAGAATATCCTTTAACTTCTCAGCTACTTTCTGTTCTGCTGTATGTCTGCTATAACCTCTTTCATAGCTGTCATAAGAATCATAAGAGCCTCTATCATAACTATCGTATGAATCACGGCTTACATATCTGCCGTCTGCTCCACGTCCTCTTCTATAACTTTCGTATGAATCATACGAACCATCTTGGCTATAATTGTTGCTACTATCTGCATAAACTCTACTTCTGCCCATATCTCGACCATCAGTAACTCCACGCTCATTAGACATACCACGATTAGACCTATAATTCTCATTACTATTTCCCTCATAAGACCACATAGGCATATGATTTGAAGTATTAGACATACTTCCTTCTTCCATCATACCGCCTTGCTGACCTTTCTTCATTAAGCTCTCTACCATTGTAATAGCACTTGAGAGCTTGTATACATCGTCCAGACTTTCTTTGTCAATATCGCCTCTACGAGTTATCTCGTTAAGCTCGTGACAAAGAATTTCTTTCAAATCCTCATACATTCTCTTAGACATAACGATTACCTCCTATGCGATTCTGCTAACTGTAAGGTTAGCATTTTGAACATTTATTGCTGGTGCTGGTGTAGTAGGTGTTGTTCCTTCGCTAGTATTTTCTACACTAATATTAAAGCAACAACCCTTTGGAACTGTGATTATTGCTGTGCTTGTTACATTAAAGTAATTCTCGTTAGAATTAGGTGGTGTAGCTGGCACAGTTGCCGCAGGAGTTACTATTGCTTTGCTAGTAAGCACTGGCTCGCCATCTATTGCTATTGCAACAGATATAGGAGCTGGTGCTGTTCCACCATCAGGAATACCTATGTTTCCATTAAAAGTGACTTGATACCTAGCAAAACAGTTGTTAGTACAACCACGTAGAGTTACAATTCCACTTCCATTTCTATGAAGCACATAGCCTTTAGGACACCCTATTGTAGTCTGTAAAGTTACTACTTGATTAGGTTGTACTAGCTGTACTGGATTATTCGTAAACTCTGCCATAGTGTCACCTCCTAGAAGTTTCCATTACAACCGCATCCGCAACCATTGTTGTTGCACGTGAATATAGGTGTGCGTCCATAAACAGGCGTTGATGGCACTGGGCAGTTGGAAAGTCGATTATACAGCTCATCTACTTCATTACTGAAACCTTGCTGGATAAATGCGTTCTGTGCTGTCTGTGATTCTCTAAGAGTAGCCATATTAAGCTGACTTCTAAGGTTATCATTCTCACGTTTGAATCCATCAAGCTCAAGCTGACAAAGTTTGTCAAGGACTGCCTGAGTGCTTCTTGTCTGAGACTCTATAATATCTCTTGTGTTCTGCATACTCTGTGTTCTATCTGCACAGTTTTCTGTTGCAACTGTGTACTTGAGGTCTGCTATATTAGCTCTGTTTTCACAGCAACAATCCTGGAGCTGTGACTGAATACCAAACATTGACTGCATATTAGCCATCTGTCTAGCATTTGCGCCTTGCTCTACTCCGGCGAAACCATTAGCTAGTGACATCTGCATATCTCCACAGCAGTTGCAAAGCTGTGTACTTAGTGAAGCAATACCATCTCTAATAGAAGTGATGTTATCGTTGAGCATAGCGTTCTGAAATCCATTGTTTGTGTTGTTGTTAATTCCAGACTGTCCATTAAGAAGCCAAGGAAAATCATATCCTAACATCATATTTCCATAACCTCCTCCGAAGCCGTTGCCCCATCCACCGCCTGCAAAAAGAAGCAGTAGAATTATCCACCAGCCGTCTCCGCCCCAAGAGCCAAAGCCACCTTGACCGCCTCCGTACATTGGAGCAACTGGCATTACAAGTTCGTTAGAACCATTAGATAATGACATAGTATTATCCTCCTTTTGAAATATATTATGTAAACTTGCAAGTATTACCTATAACTTAATACCCATCTTCTGCGCCATCTGAATAGCTTGATTAAGTCTGTCTTGACTGACACTTCCGTTCTGTACTAAATAATCAACTATCTGATGTGGGTCATTTTGCATTTGTTGAGGTATGTTAAATTTCTGAATAATCTGTTGTAATCTGTTCATCATATTATTGCTTTGCGTTTCTTGATACAGTTGATTCATTCTTGTTCTCCTTTCTATTCATTGTCTTTGGTTTTAAGCTTTCTATCATAGCTCTTAACTCATCTAATTCGCCACGAGTTACGAACTGTGATGTATCTATCTGTTCTTGTTTAGGTTCTTCAACTTGAGTCTGTACAATCTCTGAATAATTAAATACTCTTAATGGTGCTGGTATTCCACTAGCATCCGTTGACTTGATATAGAAAACATCACTTTCACTATCCATTAGCAGTACACTATTTCCAGGTGCTACTGGATATGCTTTTGCACCAGCTTCACCTTGTACCCATATAATTCCGGCTGACCTATTATTAGTTATAGGTGTGTTAGAAACTGTTTGTTGTACTTGTGGGTATTGTTGCTGATAAGGGATAGGTTGCTGATAGTTTGGTGCTGGTAAACCATAGTTATAAATTGCCATAATTACTTCTCCTCTCTTTGCCAATAAGATGTTATTACCTCACTACCACTATCCCAACTGTCATAATACTGTCCATTCTCAACTGCAATTACGTGTGTGCCAGTTGCTAACATATAAGTACCTTGTTGGTAATCTACACAGAAATCTCTTACTGTGTAGCAGTCAGGACAAGTGTTAGGTAATAAATGTTCTTTGAAACCTTTTGAGCGCAAGTATGCTCCCCATACGTGATTAGCAGATGGCATATCTCTAAGCATAAAGCCTTGCATACATACGTTAATATATGTATCTTCCCAATCTTGATTAGTTACTTTGCTGATTGCACGTATTACGCAATCTCCTACATAGTTCCCTTTTGGATTTGGATTGTATGGTACATACATCATCTTTTACGCTCTCCTCTTGAGATAAAATAAAAAGAGCATATACAGATGAACAGTCTTTCTTGGACATTATGTCAACTAATTCATTACTAATATCTGTCATAGCTGTATACACTCCTTTCTTGTATTTAATTGTAATTAAATAAAGCTCTACTAACTTGTACAAAAACTATACAAAAATTGCATAAAAAAAGAACACCTAGTTGACGCTAGGTGTTCTATGGAGAAAGGATAAACGGCACTAAAGTACCCTTAACATCTTAGATTTAGTTTTTCTCGCTAGCTTACTTACTTGACTTTCGCTAACGTGCATTTCCATAGCTATCTGAACATTTGATAAACCTCTTGCTCGTAGCTCAAAATACTCCTCCTCGTTAGGTGTAAAATTACAATAATGTCTAAAGTAATCTAACTCTGGAACAGTAAAATCATAAATCTGCATTATTCTTTATCCCATAAATCATTATCTTCTTCTGCTTTGATTGTTAAATGTGATATACCTATTATAGTTCCTATAAGCACAGCAATACCATTTATAGTAGTTGGTATCTGTGTAGCATATGGTAGATTCCATACATCTGCTAATAGACTATAGAAAGTTGATACTGCTGGTAGCACTATAAGACATATCCATTTTAATATATTATATAACTTATCAGGTAACTTCATCTTACTCACCATCCTTGCTTATAAGATAATTCTGCAATTTGTCTTTAGCTTCTTTTAAACTCTCTATATCATTACCATTTAAAGCGTGTGACAATAAAGCTAATATAGCTTGTTGTGTTACTCTGTTTCCTTCCTCTAAGGTTTTAAGACGCTTATTATCATTATCAAGATATTTTTTAAGTTCTCCTACTTCATTTTCAAGTGTTGTAATTCTTTCATCTTGAGTTTTCTCAGGCTTCTTGAGTAACTGATATGCTTTAAATATAACTGCTATTGCGGCGGATACCGTAATGATAGCTCCACATATCGCCATTACCATACTATATATTTCTGCTACTGTAAATGTTGCGTTCATTAGTTTGCCTTTCTCGTAAATTCTAGTTTAATCCATCCAGAGCCATCTTCAAGTTTGCCCCAACCATCTACTTCATCTACAATAGTATTGAATCCCATAGATACCATACCTATCTTATTGCCGTTAGGTGCGTCACGTAAAGCAAGATTATTGATAGTTACAATAATCTTAGTAGGTTTCTTTTCTTCCTTTTTTGGTTCTTCTTTAACCTCTGCTATAACTTCTTCATAGCTTTTGGTTTCATCATAGTCTGTTCTATTTCTACTTTTCATAAGTAAATCTCCTTTCACATACTACACTAATTATACAATAGCTAATTTATTATGTAAACTACTTCTTAACTGCTTTTGCTTTTATTAAAGACTTAGGTCCAAACTTACCGTCCCACTGACTCTTATCATTTGGAAATACTTCTTGCTGATACTTTAATACTGCTGACTTAGTTTTCTGTCCAAATGCACCATCTTCTTGCAAGCTTTGTCCGTTTAATACTTTTCTATTAAAATACCAGTTTAAGAATTTCTGCAATCTCACTACTTGAAGTCCTTGTGAGCCTTTAATGAGTGTTGGTGGTATAATAGGGAATCCACCTTGATAACCTTTCTTCTCAGCTTTCGTATAAATGCAATTACCATTTGCATCGTATACTGAATATCCTGGATGCTCATTAGCACACTTCTTAGCATTTTCTAAATCTGCAAATGCTCCAACTTGTGTTCTTGAATCACCCCAACTTTGTCTTACTCTATATACAGCTACGGCTGAATTAGAGTTTTGTGCAACTGGAACAACTAGCTTATTGTGAAACTCTCTTGCCCACTTAGTATTATCCATCCAATAAGCAGGACAATGTTTTCCATTAACATCAAAGTGTCTAATAACATTCTCTGCTGGTATATCATACTTTTTCATAAGCATTTGAGTAAGCTCTATTGCAAGATTGATTGTAGCTTGTGTTGGGTAGATAGCTCCGTTTCTAACTGTATCACATAATTCTATATTAAGTGTGTTGCTGTTAGTAGCTTTATTATAGAACTTTCCACCACCAGTTTTACTGCAATCAGCCCACTTATTTCCACCTACTGAATAAGCAATATAGTTATCTTCAACTGATTGATATACTGTGTTATCATCTACAAAATAATGTGCGCTTGCTTTTAGATTAGCGTGTGATTGAAAATACTTAGCATTATTCCACGCTTTATCGCCATCATTAGCTGTATAGTGAATAACTATATACTTAATTTGAAATGTACTTCTAGGTTGTCCATAATTAGTTCTGTGTGCTATTACTTTGTCGATTTTCATTTTTCTTCCTCCTATAAATATGTATTGGTAGATGTATATGTATCATTTTTATATCTCCTTTTTCTCAACTAAACTCCAGTTTAAATGATGTGCAAAGCGTATCTGCACAATTTTTAGTAAGTAATTTAACCTCTAGTTCTGCTATATATGCTTATAAACTAGGTAAAATACTTTTTGTTGGTGGATATATAAATTCTGCCCAAAGTCTATCTCGTGGCACTAATATTGCTCGTATAGGTGCTACACCTTTTTTTGAGACATTTGATGGTCCTGTTAACAATACATTAACAAAAGGTGGTAGATTTGCTTTGAGAACCTCTGGGATATTACAAACAGAGGAAACAATAGACGCTAATCAATGGTATTCTTTTTCTTTTGTTACTTTAATTAGATAATTATATGTATTATTCATAAAAGAATAACCTAAAAGTTACACTTACATTTGTGGCTTTTTCAAAGTTAGGCCAGTTGTAGAACATAGCCCACCAACCATCTGTATATACTAATATAAGTTGCTTATAAGCAGATATAGCAATGCCGCATAATATTTTCCTACCATCTAATAAAGTATTTAATAATACAGCACCATTACTGCTGGTGGTTGCGGTAAAATCTTGATAAGTTATTTTTCTGGCTAAACTGGAGTTTAGTTGAGTAACTGCGTCTGTTAAATCACTACCTACACTCTGTTGTCCATCTCCTACTATCTCTTCAAGATTATCTAATCTTTCATCAGGTACTCCTGCGTATTGGAGTCCGTTTCTCATCATTACTGACATAAATAATATTCTCCTTTATTTATTAAACATTTCTTTAGTTGTTTACTTTCCAATCAAATGTATGCCTACGGTACATCTGTTAGAACTGCCTGATGTATTAAAATAATCTATGTAATATAAAGTCATATTATGATTGCTAATACTTATAGCATCACCACATAGAATCTTTAACTGTCCGCCTTGAACATTAGCTATTTTAGCAATAACTTGACTTTTTATAACGGAAGGTATTTTAATTACATTCGATTCATGGAAATATAATCCAAAACCACCATAAGTATTACTACTAACGGCGGTAACATCGACAGATATATAACATTCATAGCTATTATCAGCATTTTTTCGACAAGTCCAACCGTTATCTACAAACGGTGTTAAACTGGAGTTTAACTGATTAACTCCATCTGTTAAATCATCACCTATATCAAGAGTTCCAATACCTACTTTCTCCCATAATTGGTCTGGGTTTATAACTGGCTCTCTATCTGGAATACAATATACATCACCATTCATTTTTTCTTCTTCTGTAAGAGCTTCATACTCTGCATTTGATAGAGTATGAAATACTGTGCCTTTTGTTGTATATCCATATTGGAAATTATCTTTCATTATTACTGGCATAATATTTCTCCTTTCATAGCCTACTTAACTAAACAATAGTTTTTAATGTAACGATTAAATAGCGAACCGCCAACTGTGTATTATTAACCGTTGCTCCTGTGTTTGGGTCTATGGCTGTCAAATA